TGTGGCCATGAGCCATTGCAGTCGTGGATGCCGACTCACATTGAAGAAGTGCTTGTTCAATCGTTCATTACATGCAATTACATAGAACTCCTGCAGTTCTCTTGAGCCTTCCACAGCCGACCCCCAACGTATCATAAGATAGTTTGAAAACTTTTTCTTTTCTTCAGGCGTGAGTTCGTCATAGAATGATCTGACCTTGCGGTCAAACATACGCATCTCATTGGCAATGTTCAGTTTATCACTCATCTGTTTTACTCAGTTGGTAGATCATTATAGCACGTTCCAATGCATCTTGTAAAGTGGGATTAGTTTGTGCGGCTCTACGTATTTGTCCCCACAGTTTGTCTTCCATTAAGTGATCATGCATGGGTCTACCATCCGGAGTTCTATGATCCCATTTATGTGGTATCTGTTGTCCTGTTATAGGATCATATTCGTATCCTATCTCAAATCGATCCATGGGATGAGCACCAAACTCTCTAGCATAGATTATGCCATTGGCACGTTCATAAATGTAGGTGACGCCGGGTTTGAGTTGCGACATTACCAGGCCCGGTTGTAGTCCACAATCTCGCAGTTGCGGCTAACGTCTTTCACAAAGTACACACAGTCTGGAGTCGCACTGTCATCTATGGGCACACACAACATCTGACCGTTCTTGAGTTTGGGTGCATACCAAGCCACTTCTTGATACACATCCACAATCTCTATTGTGGGGAAGGAGGGACGGAAACTGGAGAGTGGATTGAATTGAAACGCTCTAAATCCACGATCGTTGATTGATGTCAGTGTCAACATTTCCAAGTCACCCACATCGGGCTCGCCTATTAGTATCTGCCAGTCCACGGGCATGCGTATTCTGTTGGAGCCTATTTGTAGCACTAGAGCAGGTGCATTGAAACTTTCCAAAAAGATTAGCGGAATATAATGATAGTCTGGATTGGCAGGATCTGAATTGTCTAAAATTGCAAATCTCATGTCTTCTACCTGTTCGGGTAGATGATCAAGATCATAAGGAACGTTGTCGAGTGTTAGTATGCGCATGAGTTAATAGTATAGTATATTGACACAAATGTCAAGCGATTTTCATCCACTCTAGTTTCTCTGAACTGAAAGGATAGTTGGCTTCTTTATAAAACTGTTTGCGTTTGGTCAGGTGTCTTTTGGCAAACTTGCAGGTGCTCGTGATGTCCCATATTTGCACATGATCTTTGTCTTCTGCTTTTCGGATGCCTCTACCAATTGACTGGATAACCCTAACAAAACTCTTGCCAGGTTCAATGAGCACAAGGTTAAAGATTCGCGGTATATTAATTCCAACTGCTGCCACACCGTAAGTGGCAACAATGATTTTGTCTGTGGAGTCTGCGACTTCATCATATTCATCTTGACGATCCTTTGCTTTGGTCGCTCCTGACACAAACACAGCACGATCGCCCAAGCGTTCCACTAGCGCATGTCCTGCGGCTACCCGGTCCACAAGCACCAGGGTGTTGCCTGTTTCGTTTACTTTACGTATCAGTTCAGCCATTGTGTCCAATCGGCCCGACTCTTCAAGCAGATATTTAAGTTCTGACTGATACTCTTTATACTCCACGTGATCAACCAACTGCACAATGTTCACATGACAGTTGGCCAACACACCCTGCTGTTGCAGTTCATTGGCACTCAAGCGACCAATTACCGGACCCAGGCTGACCAACAGGGCTTGGCTTTCAAACTTCTCTTTGGGTATGGTTCCGGTCAAACCCCAGCGAATTGGCACTCTTGACATTACACCTGTTAACAAGGTTTTGAGTGCATCGGCTTTGGCCATGTGTACTTCGTCTACAATGACACATACCACACCTTCCAGGAACTCGCCAATGGTTACTTCGCCCACCCCCGACTTGGTGTTCTTTAATAGTACATTTAGACTTTGCCAGGTACAAATAGTATGCTGACGCCCATATTCTTTTCTATAACCAAAGAACACACCCACATCCTGTTGCATGTTGATGTAGTCTTTTTCTGTTTGTGTCACAAGACTCTTGTTGGGCACAATCACAATCGAACGCCCATATGGTGTGACAGCGTTTGATAACGCCGCTGTCATAATAGTCTTACCTGCGCCCGTGGCCACTTCTTGCAGGCACTGTGGATTGGCCAAGAAGTTGTTGACAATCTCAACTTGATAGTCACGCATCTGGATAGGTTCGCCTGCGGCAGGATGCCCTTTGGGCCAGGTCACATGTGCAAAACTATCCTCACGCACTTGTTCAAACTCAAACGAGGTCGTGTAGTCTCTTTGGTCATCTAGTTCAATGTCGTAATCAAACTTCTCAAGTATGGGAATGATTTCAGGTAGCAAGTTTGTGTATGTGCTACCACCATGTTGAAAGTAACTGACCTTGCCGTCCCAGCGTCCTAATCGAACAGCAGGCAAATAACGTGCATATGGTACATCATACTTGAAAGCGTTAACCAGAGATCGCCGCACACCCAGATCTAGTCCTTCCAGTCGGATGTTGACCTCGTCCTTGATTTGTATTGTGCATTTTTTCATATAACGTTATTATACACAGTCTGTCATGTTTCTACAACCTTGATATTTTTCAAACATTGGTGCTTGGAAATTGAATCAATAATGTCTTGATCGGATTGATTTTTTACTAGTTTGCCCAGAGTTATACCTCCTAGACTAAGTCTAGGATCGTGTTTTTTATATCCCAATGCATGAAAAAAGTCTTGCTTTTGGTCAAAGTATTCCCAAATATTTTTCTCAGCAGTTTCAAAATCCAATCTTGTGTTGTTTGTAAATCTCACAGTGAAGTCAAAACACATGTGATGCTGTGGTTTAAATGCGTCAGGGGCAATGTAATCATCATTGTCTTTCCAAAAATCATATAACGTTTTACCAATCTCACAGTAGTTTAATCTTAAATCACCCCATTCCTCGTGCAAGGTAAACAAGTCAAATTCAGCAGTTTCCAAAACATCTCGATAGGGTTTATATTTCCAGGTGGCAACAAATCTAGGAAAATCATTCAGTGTCTCATAACGGTGGATCCAAATATTCAAATCTCCCAATGCATTTTGAATTTCAATTGGTGCATTGGAGAAAAACTCATTGGAAGATTGTTGATCATACAGTCCGTGATACACTTCAAATATATGATGGAGATAGTTTAGATCATCTTGTGTGACGCTTGGGCCAATTTCTCTTTGTATCAGTCCTGGTGCATGGTCACCAATGATCTGGACCAGATACTTCAAGTGGGCAACCACGCGGTCATGAGTGTATTCGGAATTGGGAAAGTTATAAAATCTTTTGATATCATCCCATGGTTGTCCAGCATCTATAAATAATGCTAGGTGTTTCAGCCACTTCTGTGTTATACTTGTATCTAGTAAATTGAACTGTAAGTCGTAATCGGTTTGATTATTGGTAAGAGTAATAATAACTTTTTTCATGAATATAATTAATGTAGCAATCACTGTGCAAGGCCACTTCTGTAATGAATGGCCTCACATTGAAATAATTGGGAACAATCATATTTATTTTACTGGAAAAATACAAGAAATGCAAGTGATTCAGTTTTCAATCCCTGAACACAACAACAACCAAATCGTCATACGTCATATGAACAAACGATTTGGGGAGAACGGTGTCTGGGATGTCAACGTAAACACCAGCAATGAAATAACAAGTGATCGTGCGGTAAAACTCTTGGATTTTGAATTAAATAGTGTTAGTATCAAGTCTTGGATATTTGATGCTTGTAAATTTATAACCACAGATGGTGAGCAGATACAGACAGATTATTTTGGACACAACGGTAGTGTTACTGTTGAGTTTGGTTGTCCAGTGTATGAATGGATCATTTGTAATTGTGTCAAGCCAAAAGCCGCAGTAGACCCATCCAAGTTTGTGATCAATACCACCTTGGACAACTTGTTTGATTACACCAATGACATAAAAGAACTAGATGAGATAGAAAGAATACTAGAACAACATGCACATCTGTTTAGTTAATTTGCCAAGATACGAGATTCATCGTCCCCCATTGAGCCTGGCCATTCTGTCAGAGATTTGCAATCAAGAGCAGGTTGATTACAACTGTATTGATCTTAGTCTGCTGATTTGGCAAAAATTACCCGATGATTTTGAAGCCATAGATAACTATTGCATTACTCAGCAAAT